TGTTTACTAAGAGGAACAATTTTAGTACTATACAATAAGAAACTTTCATAATATGAATTTTTGATCTAAATAGTTACACAAGTGCCGCAGATCATGTTATAATGATCCTATAAATGAATAAAGAAATGAATAACGGACGGACTGGGCATTTGGAGAGCCCCGCAGATTGTAAACCTGTCGCCCCCGGCTGTAGTGGTTCGACTCCACTTCTGTCCACCAATTCTAAATCTATAGAAAAATTTTCTACAAATAGCGGCTTTTGTAGAAAAATCTTACTATTTTCAAAAATAGTTACACAAGCGCCGCAGATCATGTTATAATGATCCATATAAATTGAAAAAAGGACCTATATTATGAATGCAACAATTGAAAAACTTATGAATGACCACCCTAAAAAGGTAGAATTCAGTGCGGCTGAAATTAAAAAAGCTGCTGAGGCTATTGGAGAAAATCCAAGGTCTGCTTACGTAAATATTAGATATACAAATAACTGCCCTACGGTTAGGCGCGGTGTATATAATTTAACATCTATGATGCCAAAATCTGCATTGCCACCAAAAACGGCAGCGGCTATGGTTAAAGGTGTTGAATCAGTTACAAATGATGAAGTTTTTGTCCCTAGTTATGATGAGACATTTGTTCCATGGGGAAACTTTACTGAAATTGTAAAAGTTATTAAGTCCGGTATGTTCTATCCGACTTTTGTTTCTGGATTATCTGGTAATGGTAAAACTTTCCAGATTGAACAGGCATGTGCGAAATTAAATCGTGAATATGTTCGTGTTCAGATATCTCCTGAGACAGATGAAGATGATTTAATCGGTGGTTTTCGTCTTATCAAAGGTGAAACAGTTTTTCAAAAAGGACCAGTTATTAAAGCTATGGAAGCTGGTGCAATTTTGATGGTCGATGAGATTGACCGTGGTACAAATAAAATTATGTGTATGCAAGGAGTGCTTGAGGGCAAACCAGTTTTAATTAAAAAGACTGGTGAAGTTGTTGAACCTAAATCAGGTTTTAACGTAATTGCTACTGCTAACACAAAGGGTAAAGGTTCAGATGATGGACGTTATTCTGGTGCTATGATTATTGACGATGCTTTTTTAGAGCGTTTTACAATTACTCTTGAACAAACATTTCCTACTATTAAGACAGAGGAAAAAATTGTCATGAAGCATATGAAAAAATATGAGAAAATCGATGAAGAATTTGCTAAGCTACTTGTTGGTTGGGCAGATGCTATTCGTAAGACTTTTTATGATGAAGGTATTGACGAAGTTATTTCAACTCGTCGTTTATGCCACATCGTTCAAACTTTCTCAATATTCAACAAACGTGATAAAGCGATTGCTTTATGTGTAAATCGTTTTGACGAAGATACTAAAGCGGCTTTCACAGACCTTTACGAAAAGGTTGATGCTACTATTAATGGTGAGCCTGAAAGCAAATTGGATTCTGATGATTTTTCAGAGGAAGTCGATAAGATTTTAAATGATGACGAAGACGAGTGGAACGCATAATGAATTTAAGTGCTCAAGAATATTTAGCTAAGTTACTTGCCAAAGAGAATTTAACAGTTCAACATGGTAACTATTCTACTGCTTCATTCGAACCAGTTAATCGTATTTTGCGTCTTCCATTATGGGCAGACAAAGGAAAAGATGTTTATGACTTACTCGTTGGACACGAGGTTGGTCATGCTCTTTATACTCCTGCTGATGGATGGCATGATGCTGATAAAAAAATTGGTAAAATTCCTAGAGCTTATTTAAATATCGTTGAAGATATCCGTATTGAACGTAAAATCCAAGAGACATATCCTGGAATCGTTCGTCGTTTCAAATTGGGATATAAAAGATTATTTGATGATGACCTTTTCGGTACTAACGAGAGAGACATCAATAAAGCCGGTCTTATGGACAGACTTAATGTTAGTTCAAAAGGACGCGGTTATGTTCCAGTTAAATTTACTCCTGAAGAAACTCCTTTAGTTAACGAAGCTATGGCGGTTGAAACTTGGGATGACGTTGTAAAAATTTGTAAAAAATTCTATGACTTCATAGAAGAGAACAAAGAAGAAAAAGACGAAGACGAAGATATGGGAATGCCAAGTGAAACTAATGATGGTGATTCTCCTGAGGATTCTTCTGGTGAAACATCTGTTCCAGGTGACCAAGAAGCTGATGAAGAAGAAGATAGCGGTGAAGGTACTGGTGATGGTGAAGGTGATTCTAAAGATGGTAAAAAGCCTAAAGAAGAAGCTCCTGAAGGTCATGAGACTTGGACTGATGATGCTCAAAGAGAACGTGAAGAAGATTTGCTTGAGAAAAAAGAAAGTCGTTATGATGAAGACAAACAATCAGCATATTCTTCTGGTATTTCAGATATTAATCTTAAATCAATGTTATTCACTTATAAAGAAGCTGAAGCTATGCGTGATAAATTTATAATTGAGTCTCGTGAAGAGTCTACATACTTGCCTTATGTTAGTCATAATGTTGATGAGGATTGGGAAAAATCAAAGCCTGGATTTAATTCTACAGCTACTTTACTTGCTAAAGACTTTGAGCGTAAAAAAGCTGCTTATGAATATTCAAAATCAAGGACTGCTAAGTCAGGCAAACTTGATCCTAACAAATTACATTCTTACAAATACTCAGAGGATATCTTTTTAACAACCACTCATTTGGCACAAGCTAAATCACATGGTATAATGATGTTCCTTGACCTTTCAGGTTCAATGTGTGACATCATAGAAGATGTTGTTAATCAAGCAATAACTATTGCAATGTTTTGTCGTAAAGTTAATATACCTTTTGAGGCATAATCATATACTACTACTTCATATAATAGAACTGCTTTGCGTGACGTTAAAGAAGTTGCTTCTGAAATAGATATAAAAGGTACAAAAGTTGTTGAGATGTTTAATTCAAATATGAACAAAGCAACTTTTGATAATGCTGCATGTACAATGTTTGCTATCAGCAAAGCTCATTCATATAATCGTAGGCATACTTATTATTTGTCTGCTGCTCAATTGCATTCAATTGACCAAATGGGTTCTACTCCTTTAATTCAAACATGCTTTCTTGCTGAAAAACTTACAAATGCATTCACTCGGAAACATGCAATACAAAATACAAATATAATGTTTTTAACTGATGGATGTCCTGATGGAATTTATATAAATGATGACGAACATGCTGACGTTAAAACTTCTACTCATCACAAGATGATTGAATTTAACGGTAAGATGATTGAGGGCGAAGGTTCTAGAGAGATTTATGCAGAATCATTAGGTCGTCTTAAAGAATTAACTGGTGCTACTATTATGGGTTTCCATTTAGCTACTGATGCATCAAGCTTTGGTACAGGTTACCATGGAATTGGTAGAGATTTTTATGACCCAGACTTTAGAAATGTTATAAAGAAATGGAGAAAAGAGAATTTCCTTGAGTGGAAAAAAGCAAAAGGATATGACAACTTTTTCATAATTAAATGTAATACTAAAGCTGTTGATGAGGAATTTACTCCTAAAAAGTCAGAGACAATACAAGACATTAAGCGTGAGTTCCGTAAGTTTTCTAAAACTAAAAAAGGTACTAAGCAATTAATAGGCAGAATATCTGATGCGGTAACTGCTTAAAATTATTTTAATAAAAGGTATGTACTTATGAACAAACTATGATATAATAATAGTATATGAAATTTAATGAACAAAATAATCTGAAGGATGTTTCAGACTATGTAGAAAAGACCTACTCAGGTCATTACACGTCTGCAAATGGAATTCAAAGTATGGACCTAATCTCGTCTTCTGGACGTGGATTAGATTTTTGTCTTGGTAACGTAATGAAATACGCATCGAGATATGGTAAGAAAAATGGAGCTGATAGAATTGATCTCATGAAGATTATTCATTATGCACTATTAGCAATGAATGAGCATGACATAAAGGAGTCAAATGAAAATTAGTAATGAAATAAAAGATGTATTAAATAACTTTCAAACAATCAATAGTAATATTGCTCTCGGGGAGGAAGGTGGATTTATTCGAACAATGTCTGTGTCTAAAACACTTATGGCAAAGGCAAATATAATACCTGAAGCACCATATGAGTGGCCTTATACTTTTGGCATATATGACTTAGGAGAATTCTTAGCTTGTCTTAATATGTTTGATGACCCTACTTTGTCATTTGATGACGATAAGAAGTTTGTAAATATTACAGATGGTATTACATCATTCAAATATTACTTCTCCGAGATAGACATTCTCACAGTCCCTACACAGGATATTAATTTAGAATGCGATGACTTGCATTTCACACTTACACATGATGAACTAAGCCAACTTCGTAAAGCTTCTGCTACTCTTAAAACAAGTAATTTGAGTATACGAAAATCAGATAGTGCATTGTTTATTGAGTGTGTAATACTAGATAAACAAAACCCCACATCAAATCAATTTAAGATGAACGTCGCAAATTGTGATATAAATACTAGTGCAGAGTTTGATTTTGTTTTTGATATAAACAATTTTAAATTTAAACCTGCTAGTG